GTGCAGCGTCTGTTGCGTCATAATCGAGTGCGAGAATGACGTCACCCGTTGCGGTCGTAGCACACTTGGTCTTGTACTCAAACTGCAAAGAATCGAACGAGTAAGACTCGAATCGATTTGCCAGGCCCGACAACCAGGGAAAGGTTGCAGACTGACCAGGGTTGATCACGAAGGTATTCGAGGCGAATCCTGTAGAGCCGAGAATCGTACCGATTCTCTCTCTGTGCGTGACAACACAAGATCGACCATCCTTGGCGTAGTCGATCTTGGCGTTCTTTGTCCTGTTTTTACTGGACACGGCGACAGCCGCGTGTTCCTCCTTACCTGAGGACTGAGCCTTGCTCTTTGGGGCCTTGTTCTTCTTAGAACCCGAGGCCTTCTTAGATGAATTGTTGTTCATCAGATTGCTATTGTATGGGATCCACCATAGCATGGCAGACTGTTCATCCTGTATTGGTGACCCTTATCCGTGCAGTCGTTCGACAATTTCCGGAACAGCGATATCCTTAATACTGTTTCAATCATGAATATACGTAGTTCCTTAGTACGGCATTTTACTAGTCCCCCTGGCATCCGCGTCATCGGTGACAAACCTCAAGCGAGCGGCAGCAGGCTGACTAAACCGTTTTGGACAATTAGTACAGAACCCCATGGTGATTTCACAGTTCACCCCTGTTTGTCGGGGATGGCTTCCAAGGCCACCACCGCTTCTAGCTTGCCGAAGAGGCAGGCAGTTTTAGGCCATACCGGGCCACAGTTGTTCCATCAGAATGGACCAGCCTTTCCACGGAGTACATCGAGGATTATGATTCCTGCCGCGGGTACCCCCACCGAGACCCCTTGAACACCACCGTGATGGTATTCGGGCCTAGCGAGAGCACCCCCAAAAAGTCTCCCAAAGCTTCTGTTCCAGTTACCCTGAACAGTGTAAGCCTTATCGAGATCACTGATTTCGCCCACGAATATCTGCCTTTGCAGAAAATTCGATTCAATCGCGGCATACGCGCGCGCCTGGAGTGAATCCGGTGTCCCTTGGGACCTCACCAACTGATCCGCAAGGGCATTGGTTGCCACATGCTCGTACCAGTTACTGGCGAGAGAGTCAACATCATAGTATTCAAGATGTGACTTGACCTTTCTCTTCGGGAGAGAGGCGACACGGCCATCGCGGCTATGTCTGGTGAGTACGACACCACTGATGCAGTGTTCGTCACTCAAAAGGCCGGTTCCAAAACCTGGGAACTGCCAAACCGCTGTCCTAGCGGGTGCCAACCAAGGGGCTCTGACACTGTTGTCGAGCTCTACGAGACCAGGATCGGTTTCGTCAACCTCTGAAGTGAACCAGAGATTCGGGTTGTCGGACCAGATCCGATGTGCAACTCTCTTTTGGTCGAGAGTTATGGAGAAGTCAAAACCCGGAACCGGTTTTACTCCAAGACCTCCTAGCGACTCATGCACGAATAGATTTCGCGTGAATCCTCTAGAGAAGGTTTCCTTCTGCACTGTGTCCTTGTGCAGGCTGAGATACATTTTCAGCACCTCGGCCCGTTTTCCAGGTCGACAGCCGGTCATGAGTTCATTGATGACGCCAGTGATACTTCGCTTCTCACTACATTCATCTCCCCCCATGACTTTGCCTTGACCAAAAACAATCCACTATTGAGATAGGGAATGTATTTCGGCACGGCACCAACTGTTACGAGTGGATACTCGAAACACATACTGTTCGCGTTGGCGACAGTCGGATGGTGATACGCCTTACCAGG